ATATTAGGATATGATAATCATATTTCTGAAATTATTGAATTAGTTAATTATGATAATTCATTAACTGATAAACAAAATAATAAAATTTTAAGAGAAAGAGAAAGATATTGGATTAATTTCTATCAAAGTAATATTACCGGTCTTAATCAAAATAAAGGAGGATGTGGACCAGACAAGCACACTCCCCAATCTAAACAAAAAATATCTAATGCTTTAAAAAATAATCCGAAACCCTATGACTTTGGAATAAAAAGATCAAAAGACTTTTATACCGAAGAATGGAAACAAAAAATATCAAATTCAAATAAAGGAAGAATATCTCCAAACAAAGGCAAAATATCCCCTGTTAAAGGAAAAATAATGGGTACTGAGCAAAAAACAAAAATATCAGAAGCACTAAAAGGAAAACCCAAACCAAAAGATTTTAAAACCAAAATCTCAAAACCAGTTTATCAATATGACCTAAATGGAAATTTAATTAATGAGTGGGACTCAATAACTTCTGCTTCTTACAATACTAATACTCGTTTTGCAGGAATATCAGGATGCTGTCTTAAAAATCGTATGACTGCTAATGGGTTTTTATGGAAATTTAAACATGATGATACTCCTATCACTCCCCAACCTCAAGGAATTATTAAACCTAATAAAAGAAAATCAATACTACAATATAATATAAGTAATGATTTAATTAATAAATGGGAATCTATAAAAGAAGCATCAATATTGTTAAATATACCTGCTAGTAATATACATAAATGTTTAAATAATAAAATTAAATCTGCTGGGGGGTTTATATTTAAATATAACAATAAAAACTAATTTAATTTTTTTTAAAGAATTTTTTCATAAGAAAGGTGCGAGAGCACCTTTTTTTGTTATATGTATTGATGAATGTTATCTTAAAT